ATTTCAAAATTCCATTCATGGTTAAAGGTGCAAACATTCCTTCTTCCGATATAGCTTCTTATAAAGTTAACTATTTTGGAAGACAGGTTGCATATGCAGGAGATAGAACATTCGCTACTTGGGAAGTGACAGTAATTAATGATGAGGATTATTCAATTCGTAATTCCATGGAAGCATGGATGAATTCAATCAATTCACACGAAGGAAATATATCCGGCTTACCTCAAGATTATAAAACTGACGCGCTAATTACACATTACAGTAAAAATGGAGATCCTCTTAGAACATATAAATTTGAAGGATTATTCCCAACATCTGTTAGCTCAATGGCAATGGGTTGGGATACAGCTGCCGGGATTCAGGAATTTACAGTAGGCTTCGACTATGATCTTTGGACAGTTGAAGGTAATACTGGAATTCCTACTACATAATTAAATAATAGGTGATATTTTGAAAATTTTTGGCTTTGATATAAAGAGGGCTGAGGAAGAGAACGAAATTCCAGTTTCGTTTGCCGAACCCTCTAATGATGATGGAGCGATTACAGTTGGTAATGCGCTCGGTGGATTTTATAATACGATACTTGATATGGAAGGTTCCGCTAAAACGGAATCCGAACTTATTACAAGATATCGTCACATGGCAATGCAGCCTGAAGTTTCTCAAGCAATTGATGATATTGTGAATGAGGCAATTAGTGTTGATACAAATGATAGAGTTGTTGAAATCTCCTTAGGAGAAACACAGTTATCAGATAAAGTAAAGAAAACTGTTGTTAAAGAATTTGATAACATACTTGCATTATTTGACTTTACAAACAATGCGTATGATATGTTTCATAAATTCTACGTTGATGGTAGATTAAATTATCATATTATTATTGACCCTGAGGATGTAAAGAAGGGAGTTTTAGAGTTAAGATATGTTGACCCTCGTAAACTAAAATTAATACGAGAAGTTGACAAGAAGCAGAAAGATAAACATTCAGGAATACCTGTTAAGAAAGTTAAAAACGAGTATTACATGTATTCAGAAACTGGATTTCAGAATACTGCTGTTGGCGGAACAAGTACTCCGGCAAGTAGTACATCTGGAATTAAAATTTCGAAGGATGCGGTAGCTCGCGTTACTTCAGGATTAATGAATGAGAATAATAGTTTAGTATTATCTCATTTACATCCAGCAGGCAAGGCTTTAAATCAGCTGCGCATGTTGGAAGATGCTGTTGTAATATACACGTTAACAAGAGCACCTGAAAGAAGAATATTTTATATTGATGTAGGTAATTTGCCAAAGAATAAGGCAGAGCAATATCTTAGAGATATGATGGCTCGCCATAAAAACAAATTACAATACAACTCTGAGTCAGGACAGATTACTGACTCGAGAAAAATGCTAACAATGACTGAGGACTTTTGGTTCCCTCGTCGTGGTGGAGAAAGGTCAACTGAAGTTGATACCCTCGCAGGAGGTAATGCACCAGGATTGAGTAGTAACGAAAACCTAGAGTATTTTCAACGTAAATTATATAAAGCGTTGAAAGTACCCTTATCACGTTTAGAACCTGAAGCAATGGCAACCTTTGGTAGAACATCAGAGATTACTCGTGATGAACTGAAGTTTGGTAAATTTATTAGAAGAATCCGTGCACGCTTCTCATGGATATTCAATATGGCATTAGAGAAGCAATTGATTCTAAAAGGAATTTTAACACCTGAGGAATTTAACGAAATACGTAATGATATCCGTTATGATTTTGTTAAGGATAATTATTTTGAGGAATTGAAGGAAGCTGAGATTCTGAGAGAAAGATTGAATACTTTAAGAGATGTATCTGATTACACAGGAAAGTATTTCTCTCATCAGTGGATTACTCAAAATATTCTGCAGATGTCTGAAGAAGACGCGCAAAGAATGGAAGATGAAATTGCAGATGAAAAGGCTCAAGGTGGACATGCAGATGATGATGCATTTTAATAATATAAATAAATATAGTGTAAATAAAACTAGGGACTAAACATGAAAAATTTTAAAGATCTCGTTTCAGAAGTTGCCCAGCCGCAATCACCTGAAGAAAGACGCTTTAAGGACCAACATACGATTGAGGTGATAAAGCACCCTGTTGCTCCTGACCACATTTTCACAGGTGAAATACCAGGAAGAGGTGATAATAGTGATAATAAGCGACGTGCTGACCAGGAAGGCGATTCAAGCTACGACTTAGCATATAAAACTAAAGTAGACAATACATTACCTCAACGTGCAGGTGCAGGTAAACAAGTTGCCGAAGAAAAGAAATCAATTACAGAAATTCTTGGAGTCAATAAAAAGAAAGACGAAAAGGATGACGAATCAATGGAAGAAGGTTTAAAGGCTTCTTGTGGTTGTGACGATTCTTGCGACCACTGTGGTGGAGAACATAAAGTTGAAGAAATCGGTAAAGAATGTTCTTGCTGCGGTAATGAGATTAAAGGTATTGAGGAAGGCGGTTGTTCAGGTGATAAGCTAAATGCTGAGAAGAAACCTGTTAAGAAAGCAACAACAAAAGAATCCGATACAGATTCTGCTAAAACAATTGAACCTGAAGTACAAAAGAAAAAAGTTTTAAAAGGTGAAGGTAAACCTAAAACAGGTCCAACATCAGTCACTATTAAAGATAGTAATGGTAAAACATTATCAATGACATTCAAAGAAATGTTAAATAAAGTTTCCACAGAGGAAGAACTTCTTGAGAGTCCCCAACAAGAAATTCCTATGATGATGAAACAACTACATTTCATTTGTTATGCTACTGAAGAAATCCAAGAATATCTAAAAATGGAAGGACAAGATCCTGAAGAATGGTGGCAGAATAAATTAGCAGAAGTATTTTCTAATGTTAAATCATTGTATGCTTATAGTAAAGGTGACCAAATGGTTAACGGTAAACCTTTATCAGCAGCAAAGATGTATACAGCAGCTTATGAATCAATCGAAGCTGGTCAGTTTCAATTACAAAATGAATCAGTAATTGAAGTATCAGAAGAAGATGCTACTATTTTAAATAATATGTTTGATGAATTAAATGAAACTAACACAACCGAAATGTATAACGTTTTAATCGCGGATGAAGCAGGTTATAACGAAATCCTTACATTTGCGAAGGAGAATCTACAATGAATTTAATCACGGAATATACAGAAGATTCAGTTGAGGTAATTACAGAAGCCAAAGAAGATGGCAAGAAGAATTATTTCATCGAAGGAATTTTCATGCAAGGCGATATTAAAAATCGCAATGGAAGAATTTATCCAAGTGCAACTTTAGAAAACGAAATGTCTCGTTATCAAAAAGAGTTTATTGAAACTAAACGTGCTCTTGGAGAACTAGGTCACCCTGATGGTCCACAAATCAACGGGGATCGCGTTTCACATCTAATTACTGAAATGAAGCGAGATGGCAACGATTTTTATGGTAAGGCTAAAATCTTATCAACACCTATGGGGGAAATCGTTAAAAGCCTATTAGACGAAGGAGTAAAGATCGGAGTTTCAACTCGAGGTCTTGGTTCGGTCAAGGCAGGTAAAAATGGAGTAATGGAAGTTCAGAAGGATTTCCACCTTTCTACTGTTGATATTGTTACTGACCCTTCAGCACCAAACGCGTTCGTAAATGGAATCATGGAGAACGTAGAATATTACTACGATATCGCTTCGGGTAATTGGAGAGCTCAAGAAGTTATTCAAGATATCCAAGAGGAAGTCGAGAAAAAGGTTAACAGAGTAGTAAGAACTATTGACGAAGCAACGGCAACAAGAATGTTTGAATCATTCATCCGTACTTTGAGAAATTAACTTTTTATAAATAAAAACAGTAAAGTTTATTATAAAGATATTTGTAAATTATAAAGACAAATTTAAAGGAGAAAAATAATGGCAAACGTAGAAGAAAAATTCGTTGCTGATGATGGAGTCTCAATGGTCCCTGATGCTGTAACACCTGAAGGTGGAGAAGGTAAAAAGGACAAGCTGAAGAAGACAACAACTGACGAGCCAAAAGGACAAGCTGACGCTAAGAAAGTAACACCTGAGCAAGGTGATGCAGGCAAGCCTGTTCCTACTGCTGAAGAAACAGAAGTTGAAACAGTAGAAGAAGTAGTTGTAGAATCTTCAATTGAATCTATCATTGAAGGCGAAGATCTATCAGAAGAATTCAAAGGCAAGATTAGTCTTGTATTTGAAGCCGCTTTAAACGAAGAAGTAAATAAAAGAACTGAAGCAATTCGCGAAGAGTTAACTAAATCTTTAGACGAAGCATTGGAAGAATCAGTAACTGAGAAATTAGATACTATTACTGAAAATGTTGATAAGTATTTAGATTACGTTGTAGCTGAGTGGATGTCTGAGAATGAAATCGCAATCGAATCTGGAATTAAGGTTGAGATGGCGGAATCATTAATGTCAGGTCTTAAGAACTTATTCGTAGAACATAACGTATCTGTTTCTGAAGAATCAGTTGACGTTGTGAATACATTAGAAACAACAGTTTCTG